CTATCGACCCACTGGTCGCTGTCGAACTTGTCGAGCACATCGGGCTTCATCTGAGCGATTGCCCCCAGGTTCCCGACAAAGCGATCGACCGAATTGGTGCCGATCGCGCGCTGTGCCTGGGCCAGCATCGAGACGAACTCGACGTTGAGCTCCATGCCCTGCAGCTCTTCAGGTGCGGGCGGCAAGATGTTGGCTTCGACCATGCGGGTGAACGTGATGTCGATCAGCGGATCAAGCAGCTCGTTGTGCAAGCGCTCAAGCACCGGCCCCAGCATCAACAGCTTCTCTTCGTGGCGTTCGGCCACCTCGGTCGCGGTCATGCGGGTGTCGGTGGCGTTGGCTAACATCAGGAACAGATCCGCATAGAACGAGCCGCGGATGCGCTCACGCACGTCCTGGATGTCCATCAGCAGGTGATCCAGCCGCAGGTTCACATCAAACGCGGTCTTGATGCCGCCACCAGCCGGATCGACAAAGGTCACGCCGCCAGGCAGCATTTCTATGTCGCGGTTTTTAAGGTTGGTCGGCGCCTGGAGCGGAGGCTTGGTCTGATAGTCGATACCCTGGGCCTTGCGGAGCTGCTCATGCTGAAGCTGCTTAATATCGCCCAAAGCTTCCATGCCGGGGCTGTTGCCGTAGATGTCACCACCTGCGATCGCCCAGCGCGGTGCTACAGCAGGGAACTGCTTGAACCCACCTTCGCGCAAGAACTTGCCGGGATCACCGCCCACCTCGAAATAGTAGCTGCCCCAGGCCATGTTCTTCGCGTCCTTCTTGGACGGATCTCGGTCGGAGCGGGGCTCGATCGCGTGGATAATCGGTATCCATTTATCGAGGTTGCCGTTGTCGTACATGTTACGCACGGTGTTCGAGCAGTTGTAATAGCCGAACTCTTTGACGATTTCGGCCACGGTCTTTTCGAATTCGCGGTACAGCGTACACACGCGGCCTTGCCAATCCTGGGCAATGCAATACTCGCCGGTCGTCAGCGGGTAGTGATGAATTACCGAATTGTAATCGGGCAGGATGATCGATGCCGACGTGCCAAATGCGCCCAGTTCTTCATAGACCTGGTGCAACGCGCGATAGGTGTTCGATCGCTGAAACACGATCTGCATGCGCCGGGTCACATCGTCGAGCCAAAGCTTTACAGGCGGAAAGGCGTTGAGATCTGGATCAGCCGTGCCCAAACGAAACCAGGGCCGAGCTGGTGACGTAGCGCCAGCCATCATGCCAGCGCCTAGTGTGCGCAGAGCGCGCGTGCCGGTATTGTCATAGATGTTGTTGTGGCGCCGCCAGCCTTTGTCGCGGTCCTGACGGAAATAGCGGCCATTGCGCGGCAGCAGATAGTTGGTGATCTCTTGCCAATGCGCCCACCAGGTCGCGCGCTCCATCTTGAGCTGCCCCCAGCGGGTGAAGAGCTGATCGCGACGCGGGGCGCCTTTGTAGGAGGTGGCATCGCTGGGGTATTGGCTCATGGGTTAGCCTCCGAGAAGAGTGTTTTTGCCAAGCGACAGCGCATTGGGGTCGACCCCCATAGGGCCGGTGAGCATGGTGCTGCTGGGTCCGCCCTGAGCTGCCTGGCTGGCTGCGGCCATGATGCCGCCTGTGTCAGGCGTCTTGCGGCTTGCGCGGCCCATAGCTTCGTCGCTCTGGCGCTGCTGCGATCGAGCTTCCATGCGGGCCTGCTCTTGCGCGCCGGCCTGCTTGCGAAGCGCTTGCTTTTGCTGACCAGCAGCTCGCTCTCCCGAGTAAATCGAATAGCCGGTGCCGACGACCATTGCGCCAACGATAGCTGAAACGGCCATGTTCTAAATCTCCTTGCTGAAGATGATGTCCTGGACGCCATAGCCCATGCGCGGGCAGATAGCAGCCAGATCCGTGTTTTCTTTTGCGTGCCACAACATGAGCTGGGCCCCGGTCTCTTTTGCCAGCCGCTCGGTCTCGCGCATGAGCTTGATCCCGGTGCGTCCGACGCGATGACTTTTGGTCACGAACAGCACATCGTTTGTGCACATGACCAGGTCGGCATAGTGGAGGTGGTGCACCACAAAGTTGGCCGAATAGCCTACCATGTTATTACCGTCCCAGGCGGACAGGCACAGCATTTTGCCTTGCCGCTCCATTTCCCGATAACCAGTCCAGTCAGGCTTTAGGACCATGACCTGCTTGTTTCTGGCAATCTCGATCCAATGTTCGCGCAAAAGCTCGCCGGCCTGGGCGTGCATTTCGTCGACGTTAGACAGGCGGATTTCGGTCATGGGTTCCCCACTATGATGCGACACTAGTATCCATACATGGGGATACGGGTACCAGATTACGCATACGGGTCATAATCGCGCGGCTGGGTTTTGATCTGGGACGCAAAGTCCATCAGGTGGCGCGGTACCTTAACCTGGACGGGATAGGCAAACGTCAGCGCCAGGGCGTCGGCCAGGTCAGGAGATCCTGCGCCTTGAAGCCGCTTCTTGATCTCGTCCTTGGGCTCAAGCACCTTGCGTCCGGCCGCATCAAACCAATAGATCGGCGTGGCCAGCTCCTGCTTGAGCGCATTGTCATTGGGGATCGCGCCGCCCAAAGCGATCCAGTCCTTGACCTCAAACCACATCTCGGTGCGTCGGTTGATATACTGGTTCGGCTGGGTCGCCTTGCCACCAAACGGCACCTCGACCACGTCGTAGCCAAGCTGGCGCAGGCGATCGATCACACCGGCACCGGCACCGCTATCAATGAACGTGGCGTCTGGCTTCCAGTTCTCGATGATATTAGCCACGCGGGCAGCCAGCTCCATGTTGTCGATGCCGCGATAGACCAGGGGGTCATAGCATTGCAGGCCTTGGCGCTTGACGATCACAGATCGGTCATCCCCAAACCGCGCAGGATCAACGCCCAAGATGCGCGGCGTGCCTTCCACATCCTTCAGGGTGTATTCGCGCTTTGCGGCCTCTTCTGCGTCGTACAAGCTGATGAGCTGGTCGTCACCGGCTGCGGTAAAGTCGCACAGATATTCGCGTGCAAACGAGGTTTCGGACATGTCGCGCTTGAGGCGCTCGACCTCGTTTTTGTCGATCGCGTGCGTGTCGTAGACGGTGAACCGTGCAGCGTGCCAGTCGTCCAGGTTCTCAGCCTTATAGAAAATCTCGGAAAACAAATTGATGCCGGCCGGTGTGCCAATGAACATGGCCCAGCCCAGGCGGTCAGACAGGGCAGGCTGGATGATGTCGATCCAGACCTCGGGCTTGATCTGGGCCACCTCGTCAATGACCGCGCCGTCAACGCGCAGACCACGCATAGCGTCGGGATTGTCGCCACCGAACAGGCGGATGATCGCGCCGTTGTGGCGGAAGGTGACCGACAGATCCCCTTCGTTAATCTCGATCAGAGAACGCACGCGCAAGGGCTCGAGCTTTTGCTTAAGGCGCGCCCAGGCAATGGCTTTGGCTTGTTTGAGAAACGGTGCAATGTACACGAACATGCCCAGCTCAAGCTGGAACTTCATTGCCTTGTCGATCAGCTCCATGATTGCCAGCTCGGTCTTGCCAGCGCGTCGGTGCAGCGCAAACACGCTAAAGCGGCGCTTTTCGCGGTGGCATTTGCGTTGCCAGGCGCGGGGTCTATAATCGAGGTGCAGCGCTGCTTCCATCAACGACGTTTCATCCCTTCATCAAGTCCAACCATATAGCCTATAAAGGCCCAGATGCCGCAGACGGCGATGCCGATTAGATGCTCAGTCATCGAACACGATCCTTCCACCACGCTTGGCGAGTGCGGCGCGGAGGCGGTCAGCCTCATCCTTTTCAAATGCACCTAATCTATCAAGGCTGTCATTCATCGCGTCCACCAGCGGGTCAGGCTTTGGCGAAAGGATGGAGCCGTTCAAATGCTCCCCTGCCTCAATGGCGTCTGCTAAATACGCCCCAACATTCGCGGGGTTACACCCAGCAAACTGTTCATCATTCGCCCGCAGCCACGCGACAATCGCTGCGAGTTCTTTTTCAGCGCCATCATCGTAGCCTACGCAGTAGATGGCGGTCAGTTTTTCGTCCAAATCGGCCTGTGTGATCTCAGTCATTTCAAATGCTCCCCTGCCTTAATCCCGTCGATCATATCGAACACATCAATGTTGTCTGTGGCATCGCCCACCCATTGCTCATGCAGCCACGCGACAATCGCAGCACGTTCTTGCATGCGGTGACGGGCGAAGGTTTCAGCGGTGAACACATGACACCTGTCGCAGGTGCATAGGTCAACCTCATTCCACAGCTCTTCCGTTGCATCATAGTCAGCCTGTGTGATCTCCGTCATTCCGTCTCTCCCAGTGCTGCGCGGGCTTTGTGGCGGAAGTAGCCAACATACTGCGTCCACCTGCGCATCTTGTCGCGGTCATCCCAGCAGCGGCATCCGCCATTAGTGTGCATTCCCTTCGGACGATGGATGACACAGCTTCCGTCACTGCACCCACCAAGGGCTTCTGACTGCTGATCCAGCATATCCAACGCCCCCCGCAGCCGCTCAATCTCTGCCGCTTGGGCTTCGATGCGGTCGGCGGCTTCAAACATAACCACCAACCCAAAATCAGACTTCGCCCATTTCCGCAGCCGCTCCACCAGCGCCTTGTCGTCGTTAGTCATTTCGCACTCCCCAATCCTGCCTCAACAATCTCCAAAGCCTCGATGACATACGTCAGGGCTTCATGTTTATTGAAGGTCTCTTCGGCCAGTGGATCTGTCTTATCGCGCTTTTGCTGGTAAATTGAGATGCGATATTTCAGAACATCTTTAAGCATTTCCCGCTCCAGCTTGCGTCCGGTCTCAATGTCCTTGCGGCGCAGTGGCGATAAGGCTTTGTCAGCCATCTAATGCCTCCAGCTCTTTAATTGCCCAATTGAGGCCTTGGATCTCGACACCCATGTCATGCAGACCGTGCGGATCTTTGGCTTGCAGGAACACGCCTGCCATTTCCCAACAGATGCGAACGCGGTCCTGTAGCTCGACAATGCGCTGTTCGCGCGTCATTGCATGTTATCCAAGAATACGCGCAGATCATGTGACATGCCGTCATCTTGCTTGCGGCCCTGGCTGGGCAAGAAGCGTTTCAGGTAGCTGGCCGGGATGCGGTTGCCGCCAGCCTTATCGTGCTTTGCTGTGTTGCTCACGTTCTATCCCCTTCAAAACTAATTTGCTTTGACAATCACGCCGCAGGCATGCGCGTATGCCAGACAGCCAGATCCCAGCGTTGCAATGGTCGCACCAGATGCGCTTGACTTT